CCTAGCTTCAGCATTCAGGGCGGCAATCTCAAGTTGCTGACGAGTAACCTCATCATTTGACCCCTTGAGATAACCACCACCGAAAGAACCAACTACCGCCATCAGGATGCCCAAAAGCACCCAAGGATTAAATAAACTCATGGTGCTGGTGGGTCATTGTCAGTTGCTTCAGCCTTGGCGCTGGCATTGGCTATTGCCTTAACGCCAGATCTACCAGCTACACCACCCAAAACACCCGTAATGAACACCATGATGGTGCTAATCTGCTGTGTATATACCTTGTCAATTGCAGCCATACTGCCGTTCATGGGCTGTTGCACAAATGATACAGAGTACAAGAACATACCCATAGAAGCCAACAGAATGGTCACCAAGACCACGATAACGAATGCCCATACTCTGACTTCAATCTCATCAGAACTAAGGCGATTATTAGGTTTGTATCCAATGGTAGGCATCACTTTTTCTCCTCTGGTTTAACTAACATCTCAGGACAAGTACCAGCGGCGGTACAGATTGGTGGTTTGCAATCGGCATCACTCCAATTCTTAGGGTCTTGGCAGGGATAGCGGTATCGGTCATCACAACCAACTAGAAAGAAAAGTAGGACTGACAGTCCCCAAATACAGTAAATGTTCATTTATCTTTTTCCCTTTGCTTTTGTTCAACCTGTCTTCTTAACTTCTCGACCTTCTCAACCTGTTGCTTTACCTCATGCTTTGTCTCAAGCAAGTCCATCAGGATAATACCCATGATCGGCAACAAGAATACGACAAGAACACAAGCTGCGATCCACCCCATCACGCTCTCCCAATCCTGCTTACCATACCTATTAGCATCCAAAGATACAGGAGGAACAGGAAAGCTGCCAACAGGTATGCTTGTTTTTCTAGCAGGAGTCGTTCTCTTTCCTTTCGTAGCCATGCTTCTGCATCCCGCTTCTTCCTTGCCTTCTCTTGCTCTCCAGCAATAATGTCTCTCATACTGAACACTTCAGAATACAAAGCACCCATCTCAGGGGGCGACTGGTAGACCATGCACTCTCGTATCTGAACTACCAATCTTTCCATCTCTTGTTGCGCCAAAACCCTGTTTAAGGCTTCTTCCATCAAGTTAACATCATCAGAAAAAACAACAGTCCTAGCCTTCTCCTCTGAATCCCTGATATGCGCTTCTAACTGCTCCTGTAACTTGAAGAACTCGGTCAGGTTCTTAACGATGTCAGCTTTGACTTGAGTTTCGTCAACAGCAACATAGTCAGACTTTTTAGCCTTTGCCACAGACTTTGTAACTTCAGGCTTGGGACTACCACCAAATAACTTCCGCAAAGTACCCCAAATTCCTTTAACCTCTTTACCAATGGCAACAACTTCATCAGCAGTACGCTTAATAGAGACAAACTGCTCTTTAGCTTGCTTATAAAGGTCACAGCCAGCTTGGATGTTTTTAACCAAGCCAGCCGCAAGTAGGCAGATAGAGATAGGGTCAATTTCAGTCTCCTATTGGGTTAAGAAGTTCTGTAAACCTGTTGTTGCAGGAGCAGTTAACAAGCCGCCAGATGTTCTAGCAACACGATTGCCAATGGTTTGCAATCTTTGTTGAAGTATTGCCATACCACTCTGGTCACGCAAAGCATTTGAGACTAAAGCAGGGTCTTCAGATACCAATACCCTAGCCACTTGTTGCCTTTGCTCTGGACTCAAATTAGGTGCATTCTTTTGCACGATCTTTGATACCACTCGCATGGTTGTGAAAGCATCACCAGAGAATACTGATGCAACTTCTTCAGGTGAAATTTTCATTCCAATATTCTTAGACTCCATCAATGTCTCAGCAGTTGGAGAACCACCTAAGACCTTACCTGACGCTTTTTGAGATTGTGATGCAACCCTAGCCAATTTGAGGATGTTATCCACCTTGTCTTGAGGGTAAATAATCCTAAGAATTTGACCTTCTTTAGCTTCAGCATTCTCCAAGTTAGCCATCATGGATGTTCTGCCACCCATACTCATCTTGTTGCGTAACTGAGCCATAATGCCAGCACGATAAGCTGAAACAGCTTCAGGGCTTGAAGAAACAAGTTTTTCAAATTCAATTTGTACTTGATCTGGACTCTTGCCAAAGGCTAACTTCCCATCATTAAATGCCTGAGTAGTTACCTTGTCACTTGCCGCTTGTGATCTGGCTTGACCTACTGCTGGAGCAGACCTATCAATCAAACCTCTTAATGTTGATTCATAGGGCTGAAGTTCTTTTGCAATGTCGCCTTCACCGCTGGTATATTTTCTGTTTATATCAGCTTTAATACCACGCCTAGCAATCTCCATGTCTCTAATGGTTGGTGGTCTGATGAATGTAACTTCACCAGCATCATTCATTGTGAAGAATGGCTTTGTCTTTAATTGTGCTTGAGATAATTTGTTTATCAACTCATAGGCACTAGGTGAGCGTTGCATTGCATCAGTTAGAGAGTTCAGCATCTCCTCAGTAATAACACCACCTTGGTCATATGCACTTGTATACAGATCGTTCCTAGCCTTTGTTCGCTCCACTTCAGATTGTGCAAACTTCTTCAATACATTAGGCTCTGTTCCAGCACTTAACTCTTTTGATATTTCTTGCACTGTCTTATTGCGTAAAACCTCTGGTCTTCTTTCCATTGCTTTCCGAATAGTCCTAGAAGCATCACCACCACCTGAAGCGTAAGCCCTGACAATCCCCAAGATGTTGGGGTTTTCAGCCATGATCTCACCGCTTGCGATTTTTGAAACGATCTCATCTGGCTCAAGACCAGTTTGCTGCTGGATGCGTTGGACTTCAGTCTCAACAATCTTTGCTCCACGATCACCAAGCTTTCTACGAGTAAAGTCAATCATTGGGTCAAGAACTACATTACCCAAACCCTTCATGCCAAGATATGTTGCTGGTGCTAATACACCACCTGTAGCTGTACCGATAGCGCCTCCAACCAATCTCTCATAAGCATCACCTTCAGCGCCTCCAGCACCCGTTAAAGCACCTTGTGCAGCCCCTACACCAGCAACCCTAGCTAATGCTGGAAATAGCGATTGAGTTGTTGCAGAAGTACTACCACCACCAGTAAGGTAGGACATGGCAATATTTATTGGAATTGATGCGCCAGCCTCAATAAGACCTGATTCCACTGGTCTAGACTTCTCATAATCCTTTAACTTTGCACGAACATCTTTAAGTGCTTCATCATAGTTTTCACCACCTACAGAACGCAAGTATGCTTCTGCCTCATCAGCAAACTTGAATGTCGTGCCTTGCAAAGCACTACGCAACTTTTGTGTTTCAGGTTCTTGTTGCTGACCCATGACAGTAGGAGAAAACTGATTTGCAGTGCTTTCAAACTGGTCAATGTCTGCATCTGTATAACCAGCAGCTTTTGCCTTTTCACGATCTATTTTGATACCAGTTGCCATGATTTATCTCCTACCGCCAGTTATGCCTTGAGGATTGTTATTTGGGGTCTGCATTATGAAATTACTCATTGGGGCTTTTATTAGATTTTGATATGGATTCAAAATATCTTCTTCAGCACCACCCAATGCTTTAACTTTACCAACATATTGTTTACGATAAACATTAAGTTGGCTTTCTCTATTTTTGACAATTTCATTTGCTATCTTTTCCAAATCTTTGCGTTGTGTAGGAGTAAAACTACCTCCATTTAATACGCCCTGAACAAGCAATTTAAATCGTTCTGGAATAGCTGGATTTCCAGTAATTGACTTTTTATCTCCCTCTTGAACCGCACCAGAGGGGTCATACATTTTTGCAATGTTGTACAAGAGTGCGCCATCAGCAGTTGGGTTTCCAGCATTAGCCATTGCAACCGCTGATATAACTGATTTATATCTGTTGGCAACTTCAACATCACCACCAGACTTCAAGAATCCTTCCCATTTCCCCATAACATCAAGATTTGCTTTTGCCGTAGCAGTTGGGTCTTTGAGATTCACCTCAACTTTGGGAACATTAGCCGCCGCTTTTGCATCTGCTTTTTCATTTACTTTTGCTCTTTGTTCAGGAGTCAAATCATAAAAATTCTTGTCAAACATTGTTAAAGCAAGTCCCTCTCTGTCACTACCAACAGATGGTTTTGTCTCTGGCTTTTCAGGTCTTTGCAGTTGAGTTCTTTCTGCAATCAGGTCTTGAGCCTCAACACTGTTAGGGTCAAGAGTACGCAATTGTTGATTAATTGCTGCAATCCTTGACGCTACCTGAAGTGGTGCGGCTACAGTAGCAGTTTTATCGCCAACCAAAACTTTCATTTGGTTTTGCAAAAGTCTTATAGCCCTGTCTCTTTCGGGAGATTGAGGCATGGCTGAATATTGGTCAATAGCATCCTGAATCTGAGGAATCATTTGGGCTTTTTGAATGTCAGCAGGAACAGCCATTTGACGCTCTTTGTTAGCCTGTGCAACCTGAACAGCCGCCTGTCTACCAGCATCAGCAACAGCTATAGCAAACTGTTGGTCACCCGACTGAGCCGCAATCTCAGCAATTTTCATATAAGAATTGGGATCATTGGGGTTTAACTGACTAGCCAACTGTTGACGCTGAGAGATCAGCTTTAACTGTGGGTCTTCACCACCCAATGCACCGCCAATAGCACCACCTAACTGCTGACCAGCACGAAAAGTCCCATAGTTAGCACGAGCCATTGGGTTAAGATTTGCATACTGAATAGCTTGCGCCTCTTGTGCTTGCTGTTGAGCAAGTTGGTACTGTTCAGGAGTGGTAAATAAACCTAGAATTTCTGATGCCATGATTACTCCTTAATAGTATCCGTAACTCATTCTGTCCATATCTTCCGCACTCATTGGATTACCAAATGGATTTGCAGATTGTGGAAGTGCCCCCTCAATATTTCTATTCATTGTGTAATTGTTGTATAAATTCTCAAAGCCAGTTTGCAGTCTTGGATTACTAGCCGCACCTTGCAATAAACTACCTAAAGGACTATATCCTGCTCCAGCTTGTTGAGTTCTCGCCGCCTCTAATCCACCAGTTAACAATGACTGACCTACATTAGCACCAGCAGTAGCGGCTCTACCACCCAACTGTGCGCCAATATCCAATGGTTGTTGTCCAAGAGACTCAATGGTAGAACCAGCGCCCAAGTAGGTTGTAAATGGGCTTAATGCTCCAACTTGACCAGCTTGGTATTGTCCCAACATTCCTGCACCAGTTCCAAACAATCCAGCACCAAACGCAACATTCTGTTGACCAGCCTGTTGTGCATTAGCCGCCAATGTTGCATCTTGTTGAGCAATAGCGTTGTAGTAGGCTTCTAACTCAGGTGTAGTAGCACCCAAACCAGACGCACCACTTGGTCGTGTACCTGTAGCGCCTACAGATAGACCACTACGACCTTGTTGGAACAATTGATTCTGCAACTGAGCCATTTGACGCTCACGGATAGGTGCAAGCAAGTCTTGTTGCTGTTGCATATATTTAGCCGCAACTTGTTCAGGAGTTTGTTGTAAATATTGTTGACCTAAACCAAACAGTCCTGTAGCCGCAGTCTGTAAAGGAGCATATTGTTGTCCAGCTTGTTCTGCTTGAGTTAAAGCACCACCAGTTAAAGCCATCAACCTATCTTGATAGGCTTTGAGTTCAGGGCTTACATTATAACCAGCACCCGTTAAATAACCACTATCGTTTAACTGGAAGTTAGAACTGCCATATCGTGTAGTAATCCCAACAGGGCGAAACTTAGCCGCTTCAGCCGCTAATCTAGCAGATTCACGTTGAGCCGCCGCCGCAGTGTTAGCCGCATCTTTAGCGGCTTCGCCTTGCATATATCCGCCTACTAAATTTGCCCCACCTAAAACTAATGCTGCTGAAAATGGCATTTCAAATCTCCTTTTCGACTGCTACATGAGTAGCATTAAAACCAAGTTTTTCATAAAACATTTCTAAAGACTCTTTCAAGTTATAACTCGTAATCAATTTCTTACAACCATTGTTCTTTGCAGTTTCTTGAATAAGATCAAACATTTGTTTTCCTATCCCATTTCCTCTGCGTGATGGAGTCAAAAAGAACATATCTATCTGACACCATGTTTCATCGTAATAGGGGCTTTTGAAAAACCCATAAAACGCATACCCAATTGTCTTTCCCTCATCCTTGGCTATTGCAACACGCAACTTACCAAGATACTCCTTATTGAACATTGGCTTTTTATTCTTGAAATACTCCCAATGCTCCAACGCAATCTCGTCAAAGTTCTCAATGTCATCCAATATTCCATCAATGACTTGTATAACTTCTTCTGCAATCATGCTGTACGCTTCCACATATAGACAGTAATGTAAGGCTGATAGTTGGCATTAGTTCCTGAAGAACCAGTTGTAGAGTTACTTACACTAATACCAGTTGTGGCAGTTGAAAGTGTCGTTGCATTAGTACTACCTTCTCCTGTACCTCTTGCGCCAGCCCCTGTGGAGTAAATTGTTGGCGTAATAGTATGTGTGTGGCCGGGGTCTGTTACTGTAGCCGTGTGCGTGTGGCTAACAACAATTGCATCTGCACTACCACCAGTTTCTTCCGCAGTATCAAATAGTGAGTTGCCTGAGTTAAAACCAACCATGACACGACCTGCCGCAAATGCAGTCCATGTCCCAAAGCCAAGAAGTGTTGCAGGGTTAGTGCTAACAGTTGCATTTGTATAAATTGAACCAACTGGATAGAGTAGAGCAATTGCTGCCTGAACAAATGCAGTAGTAGCTATTGCAGTTGAACTATTACCACTAGACTGAGTAGTTGCAATAGTGCCTGTAGGCAATGTAGGAGTACCAGTAAAGGTAGGACTTGCCAAATCTGCTTTAGTTGCAATGGCTGTAGCAATGTTATTGAACTCAGTATCAATCTCAGTTCCCTTAACAATCTTTAAAGAATTACCAGAAGATAAAGCATCTTTAGTGGCAAAGTTGGTTGATTTTGTATAGTTGGACATAGTTACTCCTTTAACTTACTTTGCCATTTTTGGCTTGAATTTCAATCTTCTGAATAGA